TTTATTAACAAGCCGATAACAGATGCTGTGCTGGTCATCATAATTAATTCAATTCTAATCAAACGTGCCTTAATATTGTCATATTTCTCTAGGCATAGTTTTTCATGTGAGTTAACTTTTTCGTCTAATATAGAAATTGTAGGCTTTGTCATGATAGATCCCTTAATACAGAGGTCATATCAAAATTTGTTAAACCTGACTCTTTTACGGCAATATCATATTCGTAAACAAAAGGATCAGTTGCTGGATCTGTTATGGTGACCTCTATTTCATCCTGTACAGTTCCATCTTGTGCGGTGTTTTGGATAACGCTTAGACTATAAGCTGGTATCGATACGTTATTATTGTGAGTAATTTCTATTGCTGGAATTGAGGCAGGATCTACTGCATCTGTGGAAGACCAACCAAAGACTGTGGCGCTACTCTCTTTTAATTGAACATTACATCCTAAAATATAAGCGCCATTGTCACCTGATGTAACACCAAAATTCCACTCTATAACTTCAAAGGTAGAATTTTTTAAACCTAGAGACGGTAACGTAACGCTTACATTATCACCGCAAGCCAAAGCAAATTTGTTAAGACCTAACGATAAATTAATTGTTAATTCTTGCCTTGATCTTAATAAGTTAATTTTTGCTAACCTCTGACACATTATAGCATTATCTGTAAGTGGCAGCATTAGTTCCTCTTTTAATTCCTCTCCATCACTAGCTAAGGCCGTTGCATCTTGTACTTGTGGATAAGACTGAGGCTGATAATTGGAATCCTCACCTATATAAGTTCCAACAACGGTGTTAAAAGCCGCTCTTTTTGAAGGTTTAGTGATCACATTAATAGGGCCAATTAGATCGTCATAATCTATTGTACTTGTTGGTGCTACCCATTCACCGGCATAGGCTTTAAATTTACCATCTTGATAGACCATATATCCTGCCATACTACCTAAAATAGTCTGAATATTACTATCATAGCTGTTTGCGGTGTCTAATGTACCATTACAGGTATATCTATTTTGATATGTAACAGGAGCGGTGTCTAAAGCTACCTGCTCTTCACAAACATTAGCCGCAGCACTAATTGCTGTATCATCTATATTAGCAGTAGGAACACTCATTCCATAAACTGTGTTCGTTAAGTAATCTCTTAACGCAAGAGCTGGGTTAGAGCTAAATGTAGTTGAGCCTGTCCTTGGATCATAAAGCTTTTTGCCTTTTACTAAAGCGGTGATTGAAGGCATACCTGATGTCCAAACGTTTTGATCATAAGCAAGAATTAACTGAAGACTGCAAATACCATCAAAATCATCACCAACATTTAATTCAGTATTAGATGTAAAGTTACTATCTATTGTCTGTCCAGTTTGACCTCGCATAGTTCTTATTATTGTCGCTCTATTTTGACTGTTTGGATAATAACGAGTTGGCGCTGTTACAATCGAGCTTGAATTAATTGTTAACTCTTCGTCTTGGAAAAAAACTTTACTAATTTCCTGACATTCATGACCTGCCAGAGCCATAACAATATAGATATGCTCTCTATCTACAGGATTAGTAGCCTCGGCAACAAATAGTATTGCTCCGCCTACTTTAGCTTCACCATAAATAATTTTTCTAGTGGCAGTAGGAGCTCTAAAAGTAGATCCTCTTCCATTCATATCTTGTGCCATTTTTGGCATCATGGCCTGACCAACAAAATACAATGATCCGCCAACAATCATGCTTTCAACCGCCCAAACAATAGTAGTAAAAGCCTTTGTACCAGCAGCTGCTGCTGCGCTACCTACAAACCAAGTTGCAACTGCTTCTGCTGCTGCTGTTATTGTAGCTGATATCCAAGCACCTAACTGTGGCATTAACCTATCCTTACTCTTTTAATATCAAAGAAATATTTTCCTTGATCAACATTTATAAAATGCAGACCGTCTTTAGCTGGCCCAACTAATTTTCCCTTATAATAAATAAGGGTTTGTTCTTTAAATTTACGATCTAAAGTTTGATCCGAGACCACAACATCACCGTCTTTTAATTTATATTGATGCGAGTGTTGACGAAACCGACTTCCAATTACGTCTGATAATGAGTTATATCCCATTTTTTTTAATAATTTTGCTGCCTCTTCTTCACTAGACCATGTGCCTACAATTTTTATATGATTAATTCCTGTAATTAATTCAATAGCTTGAGCGCTAAATGTAATGCAATCATTGACTCCATACTTAAAAGGTTCTCGGAGTTTTTTTTCAATAAACTCATCAAGTTTATTAATCATTTATATATATTTCCAATATTAGCCAAAAGTTCGTCTAATTCACTTTGTGGCGGTCTAGACGCTACAGTTAAAGGAACTTGACTGTAAGGAATTCCCCACAATATTTCTTTATTTTGCAAAGCTGTTACAAATCTTAAACTATTATCGTTAGGGTGTAGCGCTTTTTGATTTTCGTCTGTGTATCTTATTGGAGAAACTCTTTTTAAATTAACTAAATAATTTTCACAATCAATAGTGACCGAAGATTGAGCGCCTGATTGAGTAATCGACATAACATTCATAAAACCATTAAAAAGTTTATACGGAACTAAACTTATTTGACCATTGCTTAAAACCCCAAAATAAATAATAACTTGTCTACCTGAGTACTGTTGAGACATAGCTTCGGTAATTATATTCGAAGGGATTCCTGTAATAGATAGCTTTACACCTTTAGCCTCTAATTTTTCCGTCTGCTCGACTGCTCCAATAGTTCCTAAATCAGCGCTGCCATAATAAACATTGCCATCTATTGTTGTTTCACCATAACCTGTCCAAAGTCTTAAAGCAGCTGACCCAATGCTTATACCATTAGTACCTCCCATACCTGAATGCGCAGTACATTTATAATATAATTGAGCTGGGGTTGTGGCATCAACCTGCCATGTTAACTTTCCTGTTGTTCCCGGAGAGCCTGTAATAGTTACGCCTGTACTATAAGTTGTTCCATCAATAGAAGTTGCCAAAGCAATAGGATGGCCTGTGTTTGAGCTATCTGATTGGTCTAATATTATTGTGTTACCTTTTGCAACAGCTAAATAATAACCCTCAACGTCATCAATAGCATATCTATTACCCTCGCCTGTACGCACTACAGTAATATAAAAAGTTCGTGTAACGGATGGAGAAAAGTCTAAATCAACAGCAAAAAATGGCTCAACCACATCACCGTCTATTTGAGATTGAAACTGAATAGTCCTAGACATAAAGAAACTCTCTTAACTCTTCGATTTTAATGGCTTTTTTCTTTTTTTTTCTTTGTGATTTATGGCCTTTAATAAATAACTCAGGATAAAGCCTCTGCATCCATTCTGCTTCACCTTTTTGACCACGGTGACTTCTTTTACCATTTGAATTTTTACTTTTCATTTTAAACAACATTTTCTCTAATTGAAAAAGACGTAGAATAAAGAGAATTAGCTCCTACAGTCCAAGCTGGTTCATTGTTAGCCATTCTAAAGACACCTGTGCAATTTTGCACTGTAACGGCTTCTGAGCCGCTTAAAGCGGTTCTTAAGCGAGGAAATACATCCACAACACAATTTCCTGAGCCATCTGTGTTTGTGTTACCTAAAACTTTAAATAATTGCTTACTTGCTCCACTACCAACTGTTAAAAAATCACCGGCAAAGAAATAATTAGTTTGATTAGTGCTAGCGTTGGTAATGTTTAAGGAAGATGTGTTGGCAGATAGGTTTCCATTAATAATAGGAGTTCCGGGATTGGTAGAGCTAGTGCCTCTGTTAGTTAAATGAAGGGGATCAGGCATAATAAAGAAAGTTCCTAAAGATCCTCGTAAGGATAAAAAGAACGAAGACCATTCATCACATTGAGCTCGTGATAAAGCTTTTGTAGATATATCGGCTTCCCAATATTCGTTGGGCCAAGATTGAAACTGTGATTTACCTGTAAAAGGGCTAACAGAACTACCAACTGTTGAAATACCTGACATTCTAACCATACTAAAGCTTGTGGTATTTGGTAGCACTAGAGGATAAACAATACTCATTATGAACCACCTCTTTGCTGTCTATCTATAAGCTGACCATTAGAAGCTTGAGCAATAGCAGGCAGTAAAGCCATTATTTCTGCTCTTACTGTTTGAGCAACACCAGCGCTTATGTTAATTGTTTGATTTACTCCTACACCACTGTTAGGCGTTATCATTCCGGGGGAGTTACCCATAGTAAGCATCTCAGGGCCATTTTCACCAACTAAATAAGACCTACCTGCCATAACAGGGCCACCAGCTGCTCTAGGGCCTACTGATAAATGTGATCCGCCTGTTTTAGCTGATACAGAAGCTCCACCACCGCCAAATAATGATTCAAAAGGTTTAACAAGAGGGTTAATAATAGCTTGAGTCACAAACATATTAACTAAAGCAGCGTAAATTGTTCTGCCTAAGTCTTTAAAGGCATCTCCTACGCTTTTAGTACCCATAATTATTTGCTCAAACGTCTTGCCTAAAGCATTTAAAGAAAGTGCTGCAGTATCAGTCACCTGATCATCAAAGCTTTTCATTGCGTCTGACATTTTAGTAAGTGCGTTAGTTGTTAAAATTGAAGTTTGATTAAACCCATCAAGACCTAGTTTTTTATTTAGAGCGTTTGCTTCTTCGGGGGTTGTTTGAAGTATCTTATCAACGTCTTCGCTTAATTCATTTAAAGCCTCTCTTCCTTTATGAACTTTCATAAATCCAATTGTAAGACCATTAAAAAAATCAGCTCCAATTTTCTTACCACCTGTTAAAAAAGCTGGTAAATTATTAAAAACCTCAGCAGTAAATTTACCAAATTTAAGCATATTCTCGGTCATAAATAATATGCCACGACCAATATTTAAAACAAACTCAGCCACATTTTTTGCTGCAGCTTCTGGGCCGCCATCTTGTGAAAAAGCTTTTAAAAATTCAAAAGTTAAATTAACTACTTTGGTCATAGCAGGTATCAAAGCAACTACAAATGTTCTAAATATTCCCTTTGCGTGCAGTATTAATATTGCCAATCTATCATTAAAATTTTCAATTTGTGCCGAGGCAAAAGCACCCAAGGATATACCTAAGGCTTCTGCTGCATCTTGCATTTCTGTTAGTTTTGTTGATCCTAGTTCAAACACTTGGATCATTTTTGCACCAGCTTTACCAAACAGCTGAGTAGCTACCACATTCTTTTCTTGCTGGGTGCTTAAAGCCGCTATGCCATCAGCAATTTGTTTAAATCTTTCATCAGGGCTTAGTCTATTAATTTTTTCTAGCTCTATCCCTAAAGCATCTACACCTAGTTTTGCTGTGGAGAGTCCCATCTGAGTTTCACCTAGATTTTTCTCCATTTTTTCTAAAGCTTTTTGCACTGTGGTGATACTCTCACCAGCAAGAGTTGCAGCTAGCTCATAACCACCTAACTGTTTGGTGGATAGGCCCATTCTGTCTGCAAGCTTTTTGTTAGCGTCTACAGTCTCTAAAGTCTTTTTAACTAACAGACCTAAACCTGCCACACCTACTAAGGCAGTAAGGCCTGACTTAAAACTAAAGACAGCTCTTCTTGCTGCGCTTAATCCTCTATTAAAAGTGCCAAAAGCACCTCTAGTCATGTCTTTGGCAGTTAATAATAACTGTAATTTTTCACCGCTTGCCATTTTTTATTCCTTTTGCCTCAATAGTGTAAAAAGCAATCCAATACATTAACTCTTCTAAGCTCATGTCTAAGATCGTATCTAGTGTGGTATTTTTGCGATGAGCTATCCCATATAAAATATGCAAATACTCATCGCTCTCTAGTTTTTTTCCGCTTGCTCACCATCAGGGATGTCAAATATATTTTCCAATAGTTTACCTGATAATTCTGTAACAAAATTAACGTTCATTCCTAAAAGTACAGACCTATCTTCATCCTTAAACAAAGGTGATCCATCTTCATTTTCACACTTTATAATTAGCAGATCTATTAAAGCTGCAAAGCTGGGTAGTTGTCCTGACGTTAATTGTTTATAAAATTCGGGATGTTTACGTCTAAGCCTTTCGTCTTCACGAACAGTTAGCTTTTTGTAATAAACGGTTAGGTCTTTACCGTTATTTCCCAACTCGGGTACAGAAAAAGAATGTCTTTCCTTATTCTGTTGCAACTCAATGAGTCGATTACCTATTGTTGACATTTAGTCTCCTTATTTTGGTTAATTTAAGCAGCAGTTCCTTGTGTAAGGGTTCCTGTACCTTGTAAAGATACACTAGCCTCTAGAACACCTGCTGCTGTGGTGTTCCAATCAATGGCGGTCACAAAAGCATCGCCATAATAATATTTATCTTGTCCAGCAACAGTTCCTTCGACATAGAAGTTACAAGTCACAGTTACACCGCCACCTGTACACGCTGCTAATAGTTCTGATGTTGCCGTATCTGCATCGTCAAAAAATAAGTCTGCGCTCCCACTCCAAGAATCCAAAGTAGAAACAAAGGCCTTTGAAGTTACACCAATTGTAGATACGTCAACTGTTTCCAGCATTTTGTTTAATGTGAAAGAACTAACCTGTCCTAGAGTGTTAGTTCCAATTTTTAATACGGCCTCGTAGCCTTTTGCTATTGCCATGATAATCTCCTTAAGTAATAGATATTGTTGAATTGTTAGCTGCCGTATAATAAAGGCAGTCAAACGATAGTTTTATAACTCCGATCGGATGTTCCGATTCGGAAGTAAATTCGATTTCAGTACTTGTTAATGAAATACTTACACATAAACCATTTAATCCGGGGTCAGAGCCAATGACGGCCTCAACCTCAGCTGCTATGGTGTCAAGAGTGTTCTCTACTTGAGAATTACCCTCAGCTATTCCTTCCACTATAACGTTTAAACTTCTTTGATAGGTGGAGGGTGCTATTAACTCTCTCTCTGCGTCTTCTGTTTGAGTATAGACGAGCAGAGCAGGTAAATTAGACTCAGGAATCAAAGCGTAAAGCCTTGTGTTATAAACATGAGTCGTTGTGGTGGTTAAACCTCCGCATATAGTTAATATGCGGTCTCTAATTTGTTGTCTTACATGGGACATAATATTTACTGTAATTGAAGGTATAAAAGTGAAATTCCAGTACCGTCTCGCTGAATTTCTTTTACCTTGTAGGTTTTTTCAATGTTATCAATAGGATGTTTAAGCTTAATAGTATTATCAACAGCACTACCGACAGGCATTTTGGCCGTCTGCATAGTGATTGTTGGTGTACTACTTGATACCGGTGCTAAGCCATCATCAAAGGCCGCAAAGTATGGATCATCAAAAATAGCGTCAAGAATATAAATATCTCCACTACTTGCCACGTTCCAAGTGATAGGTATTGCAAAGTCATTTAGGTTAAAAAATGCATCAGGGCTTGTGTTAATTGCCACCTTGACCTTCCGCTTTTATAGTACCGGTCTCAGGAAATACTTCTACTTCTTTAGACGGTTGAGGTTCTTCTTTAATAGACTCAGCAAGTTTAGCTTTTATATACTTTTCAGCTATTGAAGGAGCGCAGTCAACAATGTCACCTTTTTTATAAGGCACGCCAACTACTTCACAAGACTTAAGTATTTTAATCTCCACGAGTTTCTAGCTCCTTAGTTTTAACCGCTCTGTCTTTCTTAGCGCTTTTTTTTACTTCTTCACCAAGGCCCATTCTTATTAAGATATTTGCGTCATTTACATCCACTTCTTCAATAGATCCAACCGCAGCTATATCGTTATTTACAACACATGATTTTAATATTTTTATTTTCATTTT